ATCCGACTGTGTATGCCACAGTAAATGAAGTTTGACCAGAGGTTGCTGTAAATGCTGTTCTTACATAAGAAGCTGTTGCGCTTGCGGCATTAATAGTAACAACGCCAGTACCGCCTGTAGGAGATAGGGTAACGTTTGTTCCAGCAACAATTTGAGAAACGCCAGCGGTTACAGTTGCCCAAGATGTATTTGATCCATCTGTTGTTAGGAACTTACCTGAGTTAGACCCTTGAGCCGGAATCAAAGCATTGAACGCAGCGTTAGCTGTTGTTTGTCCAGTACCGCCATTGGCGATGGCAACCGTACCAGTTACGTTAGCTGCTGTACCAGTTGTATTTTGATTTAACGTTGGAACATCGGCAGCTTGAATCGTAGACATGACTACGTTAGTACCGTTACCGCGAAGGTAAGACCCGCTAGTTACTGCACCAGCAAAAGTATTAATTGCACCTTGAGCTGTTGTAGCTCCAGTACCACCTCGGTTAACAGCTACTGTTGCACCATTCCAAGTAGCAGAAGTAATTGAACCCGCGTAATCAAACGTATTGGTTGACCAAGAAACATTAGAAGGTGTGAAGGCGTGAACGTCCCAAGAACCCGCTGCTGTAGCGTTAGACAACAAAATAACATCTACATACCCGCCCGATTGAATTGTAGCTACAGTAGTTGATGAATTATTCTTAACAATAATAGTTCCGGAACTTTGATTATTATTAAATGTGTAATTTATGCCATTAGGTAAAGTAGTGGCATCGGGCAATTGATAAGTCTGCCCTCCAGAACCAGTAACAACATAATTAGGCCCTGAGGCAACAGTAAGAACTGTTGTCGTACCCGCAGCAGCTACATTTGAATATGTTTCACTTATTGAGTTAGCAACAATATTTTGATTAGCATCTCTAAGAACAACGGAATTAGCTCCTGAAGTTCCATAAGAAGTACCCCAAGCTGATCCCGTAGAGTTAGCAATACCTGCCCCAGGATAGGTTGCACTTGCCCCAGGAACCCATGCACTACCGTTCCAAATAACTGCCTGACCAGTCGTGGGTGTACCCGTCACTTGAATTTTGTCAGTATTCAAGTTTGTAAAATTAGCATCTACCTCGTTATTTGTTAGAGGAGAGCCTTTACCAGATCGGGTAACAATTGTACTCATAGATTAGTTCACCGTTACAGTCCAAGTAACAGCCATTGTATCGCTTGCCCCTTTAGTTACAACCCCAAAAACTACTCGGCAAAGCATTGTTCCCGCACTTGATGCGTTAAAAATACCAGCTTCGGTAACTGATCCTGTGCCAGTACCAGCGCCAAATGTTCCTGAGTAGGTAACGACATTGGAAGAAGGCGAGCCGCCTGATGTACCCAAAGCTACTCTACCAAGTTCAGTAGCCAAAGTTGTTTGAGCAGGATCAGTTGGATTGGTAGTTCCAGAACCTACAGCCATGTGCGTCATCACGGTGCTTGCAACTCCTGCCATGCGGGACGCAATAAAAGTTTTACCAACGGTCATAACTGTGTTGTTAACCGACTGATCTTCTTTTACACGACCTTGAGCATCTGTCAAGACTATGCGGAGCTTACCAATAATTTGCAAAGATTCGTTCATGTTCATAATGTTTCCTTAAAAAGTACGGGATACCCCGACATAGTCCTCTAAAAAATACGTGATGTCGCTATAGTCTTGGATAAACAAAACACCTGAATCAGATGAAGTTGTTGTATCTGCAAGAATTTTACCAATATTCATGACTGGATGGTCAAGAGCACCGATATCGTCAATAGCCACAGCATCTTGCTTTGACTCACCAGAAGTAATAACAAGAGCATCACTAGAAGTTAGAGTATCCGCAAGAAATTTAGTAAACGCAATACTGGTTATGGAATCTGCCCCAGTTACGGCATCGGCTTGACTTCCAGTAAACGCTATTACTTTTGCATCGGACGCTGTAACTGTCTCAGCTTTTGATAAGGTTGTCAATAAAGATAAAACATCCGCTAACGTAATTGAATCCGTTAAAGTTTTTCCTGTACTTAAACTAGCATAATCAGAAACGCTAAAGACGTCATCAAGATACTTTCCAAAAGACACTACTTGTTGATCGCTTGATGTAAGCGTATCAGCTAAATTAATAAAATCTACAAAATGACCTGTAATAAGAGTCGCGGTTAACAACTGATACGTCGTCGTAGCATTTAACGCTGGTGAATTTATCAGCGCTTTTAAAGTAATGTACGAGTACGTATTTGACATTAGAAGCCTTCACCCAATCTAAAACGCAATACAGCGTAGGTAGATTGTTTTCCTGTTCTTGAACCAGACGCCCATGTCACAGTAATTTGTCCTTCGTAATCTCCAGGATCACCCGCCATTGATAAAGTGCCCATTGGAAAAACTACAACTCCGCCGGACGCATTAGTAATAGTACCGGCTAGCGTATCAATTAAAGTGGTTGAACCAGCGGCTCTAAACTTTAAAACACATGAAGGACTGCCAGTGGTAAGATCAATAACGGCTCCGGTATTATCATCCGTAAGAGTTGCTTGAACTTGGGGATTATTTACATCGCCCTGAACGAGTTTGATATATGTAGACATTACCAAATCCTGTTATATCTTGCTCGCATTGGAGCGTTGTTCATACCATCACGCGTGTAGCGCAAGGCTCTTTGGCATCCATCCCTAAACACGCGTTGATAGGCAATAGACGCAGTTGCATCGGAATACGGTTGATTAGGAGTTGCCATCAAACGACTTGCCGTTCCATCGACAATAACGTCTAAAAACCTCTCAAACACCATGTCATCAATAGCGGTAGACGCTCTTGTGGGAATGTACGAAAAGCGGCCTGTAATAGCTCCTAGCACTGAATAATCCGGAGTATAAACAAGTGTTATCTGATCTGGGTTTAACTGAGTGTAAACTTGCGGGGTTCCTTGAAGAACCTGCCAGTTACGGGTGTACAGTTTTTCTAATTCGGTTTGGCTTTTACGTTCAAGTCTACGGCTCAAATAATAAATGCCTAACACCTGCCCAAGAACATAGCCCGTAGGGACATCAACATCATATGTACCCTGACCTGCGCTAACCGAGATTGCGTCTAAGTCTTGCTGTAAAAACAATGAGTCTCTACAAAAATCAATACACGTATTTCGAATAGCTGAAGTCGCTTGTCCCTCGTAACAATTTGGTACGAGGGGCAAAACAAAAGGTAAAAAATCCGTATAAGGACGAGTAGTTAAACTCATTTATCTGACCCAGGCACGTTAGGATTAAATGATCCCAAAGACTGATTGGGGTTACTAGCCATTTCAGCGGTAGCTTTGCCTTGAATGATAGCCATAAACTGCTGATAATACGAGCCCGCCAAAGCGGTATTTGCTGCGTACTCGGTGTCTTTACTATATGCCCTATAGAGCGTGTAATCGGTTAACGCACTGATATAAATATCATCGAGCGTAATTGTGGATGTCAAAGTAGCATCTGTGGGAGAAGCAAGATAAACCATCTCTACTTGATTTTGCCCTGATGCTGGTTGTGGCGGATAAACATAAAAATGTTTTAAATCCAAAGGAGTATAAGTAAAATGAATTACTTCAGCCGCAGCAGTTGCGCTATGCCAATAGGGTGTTTGCGCATCTAAAATTTCTCTAGAAACCGTTCTAATGGAACGGCCAGGAGTTGTTCCGCTAGTACCAAGATTTCTAACTACATCAATCAAAGACACAGCAGTGGAAGGTAGTGTTTGTTTTGTGCCAGCCACAAGTTGAACAGCAGCGTTGATAATAAACGCATTTGGCTTATAGAGAGCAATCTCTCTTTGGCCATCATTCATCCAACTCAACAATTCTGCTTGCGACCACCGAACATTAGTTGTGTCCTGCAAAAGAATAGAAACGTTTGTTAAAAGTTGACTGACTAATAGGGTGGCCATACGTCTACCTCAAAGAAAAAGTAGCTAAATATTAACACAGAAAGAGCCCCCGAGGGGGCTCTTTTACTATTAAGCTCCGAGTGCGGAACCCCATAGATTTGTGCCGTACTGAATGAACACTGATGTGTCATTAGCAGACAAAGCTTTAGAAGCATTGGCTGAACCGCCATTGATAGAACCGCCAGAAGCTGGGTATACCACTCCTGCAACTGCACTAGTATTAATAATATACAAAGGGCAATTTAAAGGATAGTTAGAAGGTAAAACAAAAGCTGTTTGACCAGAAGCTGCTGAAACAATGTTAATTGCGCCAGGAAGAGCCGCTGCACCAGACTGTGCTGTACCTACGCCTGCGATAGCAGTTGTAGCTCCCTCGATACCACCAACGCTCTGACCAATCTGTACTGAATTTGCCATGATAAATCTCCAAAAATAAAAAAGGAAAACCCCCCGTAGGGGGCTTAATTAGTTTTTAACGATAGCGTAAGTAAGCGCTGTGTTCTTTACGTTCTTGCGACCATAAATAATCAAACCGCGAACCAAAGTACCGAAATCATTGGGGTTAGGAATAGACTCAACCTTGTTGATTTGAGATGCAAAAGTCAATGCAGACTTGTGGCCAGCCATAATAACGTGACGCTTTGGCACGCTAGAAGCAGTATTACCGAAGTAATCTTGGTTCACAGCAGCTTTAGGCAACAAGTTAGACACATAGATGTCGAAACGATCAATGCGGCCAATCTTACCGTTACGGAGGATAGACTCAGAGTCACCAGTAACATAAGCTTGAGCAAGCTTAGAAGACATCAATGCTTGACGCTCAATGGGGGTAATAACGATAAAACGGTCTGTCTCAGGAACGTTTTGCTCATCAAGAACTGAACCCATGGCTGTGATAGTTGTTAAAACAGTATCAACAGTTGTTGTCAAGTCAACAGGGCTAGCGTCTGTACCGAGGGCATAACTACCGCTCAATACACCAGCTGTAGCACCAACGTTGGCTGCATCAGGGCCATTACCAGAAGCCATAACGTTCAAGAAACATTCACGGTCAACGGCAATCTTCATTTGATTAGCAGCGTCAGTTGTGAAAATGTCCATCAAGTTAGGCTGAGCTTGGTACTCAAGAACGTCAGAAACGTTTACGCCAAAGTAATAACCTTTGTCCACTTGCAACTCAACAGTGTTTGGTGTTGGAACTTCATAACTCAAGTTCTGACCAATTGTGTATGAATTGATAGAGATTGTAGGAATGTTATTAATAACAACTTTATCTCCCATGTTTTTGATGTCGCCTTCCCAACTTGTGTTGGAAACATCGCCAAAAGTCGTAGCAGCATAGAACTTGATGTTCAATTTGCTAGACCAAATGGTCGGAATAAACGTACCTGAATAGGAAGGGCTTGTGGTGAAAGGCGATTGAACCGCCATCACGGCTGCGGGTGTAATTGTGCTCATTTAAGACTCCAAAAATTTACAGTTTGTTAACACGCCGCCCCAACAAAATTACGGAATTACCCGTCCTTCGGCCAAAGCAGCATCTAGTTCTGCCTCCAAGCGCCTGACTTCTTCCTTCTTATTCTGCTGCATAAACCGCATGATCTTCATACTTTCCTGTTCATATTCTTTAACAGTATAAATACGTCGTTGCGTTGCCTGCTGATTAGAAGCAGAAGTTTTACTTGGGGCTACCTGACGGTTTAACTCTTGTCGAGCATTAGTTTGGGTTTGAGCTGAAACTCTAGGGTTCATGTTTGGATTACGCTCAAAAAACGCATCAAACACTTCCATGACGGCGGGTATGTCTCTTTTCGCAGCAGCGTTTTGCAACGCTTGGTTCCAAGTTGCCCCAATACCAGGAATTCTAGTACCGAGCCATTCTTGGCATTCAGGGGTTACCTGAATTTCTTCCCATGTGGGCAGTTGTCTTGTAAGATTCTCAAAAAATCTTTCAGTCGTGGCTGCCGCCTGCGTTTCCTGTACCACACCGACTTGGCCTGTAGCTTCAGTCAGTTTACCTTCCAATGCGTCAATTTGCTTTAGATATTTTGATTCGCGTTTGCCAAATTCTTCTTTAGCTATGCGTCTCGCCAAATCTACAAGGTCTTCACCAAAAGCATCAACGTCAGTTTTCGTAACCAGTTCGCTTGGCTCTTCAACTTTAGGCGGTTGCGCCACTTGCTGTTCGAGCTTTGCGTTTAGACTTCCCACCGTTTCCGTCAACTGTTGTACCTGCTGTTGCAAGGATGGCACTTGACTGTTGAACTGACCTTGTAGCGATTGATAGCGTTGCCGCCATGTCAGGCTATTCGGGTCATCGTCTCCAGTTGGTTTTGGAGTGTTGTCTACTGGCTGCGAGGCATTTTCAACTGGTTTAAGACTGTTATCCTCTTGTTCTTGCGTTTCGTCTGGCTTGGGTTCATTTGCTGCTTGAGCATCTGCAACCTGCTGTTCGTACGCAGTAATCTCATCTAACTGTCTCTGCACCTGTTTAGGCAATGCCATAAATACTCCTTATGCCGAGCTTTCGCTTTAGGCGTGTTACAAACCAATCCGCCGGGTCAAACCTTAGGCTTTTCGGATCTTCTCTGCCAACTCAGGGGAATCCCTAAGTAAGATAAGAATGTCTCTACATTCTCTTCCCATCCCCTGGACTATGGGGGTGTTTGCGTCGGACGTATCCAACAAACTTGTGGTTAAACGATCGAGTTCGGTTTGAAGAAACGTTTTCAAAACCTCTCCATCGCTTGACCTTGAAATTCTTGCAATAGCTTGTAGCTGTTGCGTATCTGGTTTAGTTAGCACGCTTTACCAAGAGATTTAACTGTCTGACGAGCTTTAACCATTCCGCCACTGGCAAATCTAGAACCAGAATAAGAATTATCTACAGCGCCTGGTGCAAATGGCTTTCTAGACGATTTGTTCTCAGTTATTTTTGGTGCTGCTACTGAACTTTTTTGTCCTCTACTAGTGCCTTTTTCTAAATCAGCCATTTTGTTTGATTCATTTTTAGCATTAGCTCTAATTGCTCTCATTGCGGCATCAGAAGTTCCAGAGGGAGCATTTTTTTCTATTTCGGCGTAAGAAGATGGGCCAGAAGCAGGTTTAGCTGATTCTGTAGGTGTTGCTTTATCTTTAACTAAAATCTTTTTACCGTTATAGTCAAAGGTAGTACCTTCTCCTCCGTTTTTAGGGTTTTTATAATAAGCGTAAGCTTCTTTAAAAGAACTAAACTCAGGTTTTTTTTCAGAAACAGCTTCTGAACCGCCCTCAGAACTTGCACCTTTCATACTGCGTGTAGCAGCAGAAGGGGTAGTTTTTTCTTCAACAGCTTTTTCTTGATTGCCGTAACCTGATATTTCTTCGCTAGCCTCACCGCCACCAGCATATTTCTTAACTTTACCGCCAGCGTTCATGTAACCCATTTTGTTACGAACTTGTGTTGGCAATTTAGCTAGACCAGGGTTTTTACTAACGTTAAGTTTTGCTTTACCGCCGTTTTTAAGATGCAAAGCTGTACCTTTACCGCCTTTATGCTCTTGCATATCATGTTGCTTAAAAGCTTTTTTAATTAGAGCCTTGTCTTGCGACATGTCTCCGCCTTTGCCCATCATTTTATTTGGAGCCATGATTTATCCTTTTACGGTGCGTTTCATTGTTGTCCCCATGGCTTTTTTAGTTCCAATGGAATTAATTGAAGGCTTACCAACGCCAGGAAACTCTTTACCGACGCCAACTTGGCGGGGCAAGCCCTTCATGTCAACTCTATCGTTAGCAGGTTTACCTGCTGGGGTTTGACGCATCGGGCCTAAGCCTGTAGATACTGTTCCGCTTGCATACCCGCGAGTATCAGGTTTTGATGATTTCATAAGAAACTCCTATATATCTAGTTTGTACAATAAACAAAGCGCTTTGTCAACCTTTAGAAATTATCTGTTATTGGAGCACCATTAGCCAACGTTTGCTGGTTATTGGTGGGATTTCCTTGAGGTTGACCTGGTGGTGGCATCATAGGGGGTTGCCCTTGCTGCATCATAGCTTGAACTTGCTGTGCCACTTTTAACATTTCTCTTGGCGGCACAATCTCGTCAGGGTTCATATCTAAATCTCTGGACATCTCTCTTAAAAGAGTAGCACGGCCTTCGATACCCATAATCTGCATATCAATTGGATTAGCCGTTGCCGCCAAAAATTCATTACGACGAACTTGCGCGGCTTCTTTAGCAACAATACCAATTGCGCCACGGGCAACAACATTAATGTCGCCTTTAAGTTCATTATCGTCAGAATACTTCATGTTGTAAAAATACAAACGCTCCAACAATGGAGTCATAACGCTAGTATCAATATTTTGAACAACCTGCTTCATAGCTTTGTTGGCGTTGCTCATTAACATGGACATACCAGACGCTGTACGACCTGCTCCACCCGAAGGAGAATTGCCAGTCATGTAACGCGGAATGCCAGAATACTCGTCAGCCAATACACTGAATTTTTCGTATGTGGTTAGCAACTCTTGTACGTTAGAGCTAGGCTGGAAAAAGTCAATCGGTTTGGCGCTAGACCCCATCGGATCGCTAGTTACTTGGTGGATTTTCCAAGGATATAGATTGGTAATGTCATCGCCAGCAGGAACGCGGTCAACATTAATAACCACTTGGGGGCCAGAAGCAATACCCATATTGTTAGAAAGAGCCCGAGCTGCGCTATTGCACATATCTTGACAATCTTTAACGAGGTCGTAGGTGCTGTTTCCCCAAAATGTTCCTGGAATTTCTTCATAAGAAGCCTTGAAATAGGGCATTTTACCAAGAGGATGGTAATTTAAAGACGCTTTAATAACAAACTCACCTATGAGCCATGCTTCGCAGTAATACTGTTTAGACTTATCAGGAACTTCTTCTTCATCTAAGCCCCAGTCCAACAACATCTGACCTGAAACTGGGCCCCAAAACTGAAGCGCATCAATCAAATGTTCTGAGTTCTGCATCACGGCTACGGTACTACGACCTTCGGCCTGAGCTTTTGTTGAGTCAACAATCAGCCATTCCTGCAATCCACCACGGCCATACGCGTCAAGAACCATACGGATGGCCTCGTCGTCATACCCTTCAACGCCAATCAGCGCTTCTAAATCAAGCTGGCGGAGTTTGTGTCTCTCAATTAAATACCCATCCTCAATACCCATGCTAGATGGCGAAGGATAAATCATGAATGGATCAACTCGCTCCCACTCTAAAACCAAATCATCTACCACTTCAAGCTGGTAACCACTTTTAGCGCTGTTGTTCCATTTCATTACTGGCTTGCGTCTAACAATCGGGCCTTTAAGGAATGCTGCTGGAAATGTGGTGATGTCGTCAAGAAACTGATCCAAGCTCTTAATAAAGCCGCCTTCGATAAGCTGGTCTTCCATCTTATTCTCCATCTGGCGAACCTTAAATTTCGCTTCTTCTTGGAGGTTATAAAGATACTCTTCGCGCAACTCATTTAAATACTTCCGTAACTGTGTGGGTGGCAACATCTGGCCAGTGGCATCCATGACTTTTGTCATTTGGTCAATTGCCGCTTGGCGCATCTCTTCGGTAACATCTGCGGGGAGTGTGGGAATCGGTGTGGGTTTTATAGTCCACGGTTTATCTGAACCACTGCCTAGCATAACATCGCGCAACCAACTGGCAGCCGCTCTACATTTGTTCGATGTGAGCATCATATAAATTTCAGAGCCGCCAGTCTCTCTGATTTTTGTCAATACATCTGGGTCGTACTCTCCGCGCCTTGCGCGAACAGCTTTAAACATTCTCTGCTCAACAGTTTGTTCTTTGGCTTTACGAGCTTCGACCCAACGGCCTCGAACATAAGTCGATAAAGATTTAATCATCGGACGGGCTTGCGCCGCCTGCGCTTTACTTCTTTCTTCGGCAGCTAAATCCTTCGCTGACATAGCACTAAGGATACTGCCCATACTTATGCCTAGATTTTGGTTCATGAGGGCCCAACATGTACGTTTGTGAGTATGCTACCACAGCAAGCCGTGCCTATGTCAATAATTATAAGACACTTTCTTAATTTCGCGCCGACCTCCGCCCATCATAACTCCTCTGACATTCATGTCAAGTACCGCGTCCGCGTACTGGTTGGCGTCGTGCACATGAGAAAACTCGTTCTTATCTGGCCTATCTTCGATCTCCCCGTTCTTCTTTATCTTATAACGGTATCCATACCTAAACCCTTTTATGAGCATATCGCAAGACGGATCAATCAAATACATCGCCTTACCCTCGATCTGAGCACTGAGCAACCGCTCCACCGACTGTATCCTCAACTCTGGATTATTCGTAGGCGGCCTGACACACCTAAACCCAGCCTTCTTTAAAACATCCACTAGACTCATCTCGTTCAACTGCTGTTTCGCAAATCCAGCAGGATCAGGCGCACAAACAAACCCAGCCCCAGCAAAATTATTCGAGATGTACGGGTTGAGCTTCACATTAATAAACGTCTCTATGCCCATATTCTCCCCAGTAACCTCTCCCAGAGTTATAACTCTCCCCCGTGGATCACGCTGTTTGAACACCGCCGCAGGCGTTCTCCCAAAGTCTATGCCTATCGTTATCGGGTAGTTCTCCCCCCGAATAAAGCTTATCGGTTCTTTGGCCACATGAAAGTCAAACGTAAACGTCTTCTCGTACACAGGTGTTCCTGAGAGAGAACGTCCGTACTCTGACCTTAAGTAGACTCTGAGCCAGTCTTCCGTTTTTCCTGGAATCAAATTGGGGTAGTACTGTTTAGGTAAGTGATCGTAATTATCCGTCTGCGGGTTGACACACCATTCCTCACCATCCTTATCCAGTAAGACTTCACTTGGCTCTTCCCCATACATTTCTGTGTAATGCACAGGCTTAAGTATCGCGGGCGGCTGTATATGGATTGACCAGTTACTAGGCGGTTCTTCCATTTTATTGTGCCACCAAGTATCCTCATCAGGCATGTTCGTATCAAACAAGGCACAACTCCTTGTCGGCCCACCATCTTTCATAGACGGATACCTGTTCAGACGGCCAAGCAGACCATCTACAACCTCGGAATTCAACTCCCTTGACTCATTACCCCATATAAACGTCGTCTCAAGCGACAGCGCCTTCCTAACGTCGTCTGGCGTATCAAGAGCAATGAACAACCATTCCGATTCCACCTCAGTTTTATCTGCAAGCACTGCTTTTAAGATAAAAGTCTTCTCAACAGCTTTCCAAATACCCGCTTCTCCTGGAGGCAGCCAATCAAATACCGTTTTTCTGGTAGTAAGCGCTAACTGATCTGCCGTATTCCTAACAATTACCGCTCTACTTTTTCTTTTATTCTGGGCATTTGGCTCTTGCCCACAAGCTAACCTTACAAGTTCATGTACACACGTTACCGACTTTCCACCCCCCACTGGCCCTGCCAATACGCGTACATATTGATCGTTCAACATAAAGGCTTTCTGGGTGTCTGTAGGCTTAAATTTGCTCATTTTTGCAGTAATTTTGTTGAATTCTCGATTATTTCGGGCATATTTGATATGTTAACGGACTGTTCTCCAAGATCAATTTGTATGCTAAATGAGGTACTTGGGCCTAAATTTCTCTCTTCTTTTGGCTCCAAACCGCTTGCTTTTATCAAAGTTTTGAGTACATCGTGCACTTGGGAGAGCGGTGCGTCCGGATGAGACGCCTGCACATACACCTTATGAAGCAAATCGTTGGCCATCCAACCCGCTTTTGCCTTAAATGTTATGCCGTTTTTCTCAAACTCTGATCTTAACTGCTGAACTTTTAACTGAAACCAAGGCTGGCTTTCTAGTTCTCTGTATTCCTCCAGTGTCATTCCGTACCTGCTGACCACGATTAAATCATCCTCTAACCCCAGGGCTATCGAATTAATCATCTCTTCTGGCACAGAGGGGAACGACGTAAACGTCGGAGTCATGGACAGAGGGCCGTCTGGAATTTCATCCATTTTGTCTTGCTTCCTTGGCTTTCTTTACCGCCGCTAGGTACTTAGTAATTGCAACCCTTAGTATATGAGACATCGAAGTCCTCTGCTCAGTTGCTAATGCTTTGAGCTCATCATACAGGTCGTTATGGATAAAAAAGTTTCTTCTTTGCATATTAATACGGCAGTGTAGTGCCGCGTCTTCCTATTCTTAAATCTTGCAGGGCTACGTTAATCTGGGTATCTACCATATTTTTAATTTTTGTCATGAGCGCATAGTCTGAGTCCATGTACTCGTCAATGACTTCTCGGATGTGCTCGTTCAACATGTCTCTCATTTTTAAAGCCATGGCTTCGGCTGTGATTTCATCTTCCATCGTGACTCCTTTTGGTGGATTGTACTGTGGTATCTCGGATGTGTGTATAGGGTAAACCCTTAGTTTACTATTTTTTTGGCCTTGCAGTGGGAGTGCGTCATAAGCGTGGGGGGCGGGGGGCTGGCCCTGTGGCCCCATGGGGTCGGGTAGGCATTTGCCTTAGAGTGTAGGGTGAACGAAGTTGCGGAGTAGGCAACTGCCCTATGGTGTAGCAAGCATCGTCTTGCAGAGGTGGATTTTCCCTAAGGGGCTAGCGTAGGCTACGGTCTGTCGCTTGTTATGAAACCTCGATAGCACCAAGATCATTAAAAATTCGTATTGGAATCTCTCCGAGTGGCGTTGGGGATGGGTGTGAAATAGTCGAAGACACTCTGACAAGCATGGGTTATGTATGCGAGTCTAGCTCTACCAAGCGAGCAAGCGGTAAGGCGGTAAACTAGTAACGGGAAGTAGCGTGGGGACAGTAGTGTTCTAGCGAAAATCGTTTGTTGAGTTTACTCACCCTGAAAGCGTGTTTGGATAACTAGAATCACCAGTAATCTTACGCGACAAGTTACGGCGGTGCAAGACCGTGTAGTTTGGAAGGCCCTGAGGAAAGACTAAGGCAAGTAGCGTTCACTTGAAGGAACGATGAGGTAACTAACGCACCAAGAACAGCAAGTCGTGAAACCCTGAGGGGTTTTCATTGTGCATCGTGTACGGTGTACATCAAGACTCTTAATTCAATCAATCAAAGGATCATCATGTCAAACATCACAATCAACCCAATCATCATCCATGTCGACGGCAAAACCAAGGCTGATCGTCAATTATCCGTAGTTCGCCAAGCATCATCGTCCGCTTTGACTGCTTGCTTAAATGTTCGTGGCAAGGTAGGCACGGCTATCCGTGAGAGCGCATCTCAAACTGGCTTCGTAGAAGTTGCTCAACACTGCATGAATTCTAACTATCGTCCTCTAGGCGAGATGCTCGCTATCAATCTTGGTGAGCCCATCGTTATCTCTAGCCGTGCATCGTTCGAGTCTTTGCCTGATCTCTTAGAAGCCAAGATCATGAATGTAAAGTTGTCCAAGTCTGGCGGATATCGCATAGATAAAAAGTCTGGTTCGCTTGTGTCCAATGCTAAATTGTCCATGCTCATGCAAATGAAAGCGGTCTGTACTGAGATCATCAATGCAGTTACCAAGGCTCACGAAGTTCGTAGACAAGAAGCTCAGATCGAAGCGTAACTAATACTTTAGTGAGCAATTATCCAATTATCCAAGTCTGTTGCTTAAAAAATAGGCATGGATAATTGTGTTTATCCATACAAATCAACCACTTATATGATTGAATTATCCAATTATCCAATTATCCAAATAAAATGAACCAGCCTACATAGAAAATATATTTATCTTGAATGTGTAAGCGAGATCATACTAATATGCGATTCTCAAATAGTGACCCGTCCAAAATAAATCTTGGATAATTGGATAATTCGAGCAGGGTAAACCCTAGTAACCCTCGCAAAGCCACTATCCATGCGGTTCTCAGCACTCATACACACCTTTCCTAATTATCCACGACCCCAAATCTTGGATAATTCAACGCACATCTTGGATAATTCGATGTGTATAATGTATCTCTATTGTATCTCTCATGTATCCCTAACTTAATCACTGAAAGGAAAATGCTATGACAATTCAATATCTAATCCTCGATCTCGAAGACAATGACGAGTATGTATTCGACACGCCAATTGACAATCCCTTGGACGGTGAAGATCCTGAGGTAGGACTTTTGTACTACTATGAAAAATTAAACCAAACTAAATCACTCGGGTAATTACCTGTGACTATATCCAGTACTATCAATCAATCACAATCAATAGGAGAAAGCTATGTTTAGAGTTTACTTGCCAAGACAGGGTCGTTGGATAGAGAACATCCCTGCAACCGAA